GTCAGCATGGCCTCGACACCGCCGATCAGCCCGTTGGCGGCCTGGAAGGCAAAATCGCCGATGGCACCGGGCAGCTTGCCCCAGATCACCTTCACCGCATCATAGGCCCCCTTGAAGATGCCCGCCGCTGAGTTGCCTAAACTGGTCACCGCCTCCACCGAGGACTGCATCGCGCCGTAGATCGTGGCCTGCAGCCCGGCCCAGCTCGCCTCGATCTTCGACCAGGCAGATGCGGCCCCAAGGCCGATACGATCCCAGACCTCCAACGCCAGATCCTTCAGGAGGCCAATGGCGGCCCCGAACCCGCCAGCACCCGCGACGAGCCGAGTGAACTGAAACACCAATTCGCCCGCGCCGACGATCAACGCGCCGATGCCAGTGCGGATCAACGCGCCGCGCAGGATCACCAATCCGGTTGCAAGGCCGCGAACGGACAAGGCCGCCGCCGCCAGCCCCGCCACCCAGCGCCCGGCCATCAGCGTGGCAAAGGTTGCGGCATAGGTAGTCAGGCGACCGATGTTGTCGAAAAGGGCGTTGATCGCGATGCCAATTGGCCCGGTGCTGCGCGCCATGTCGGCCAGCGTGTTGGCGATGGTTTCCAGCGCAGGGGCAACTGCGGCGGTCAGGCGGTTGGTCAGGCCGAGCCAGATCAGGCTGAGCTTGGCAATGGCATCGCCGGTGCGCTCGATCTGTGCTGCATCGGCCGCACTGACGGCCACACCGAGGTCGCGCACATCCTGCGCCGCTTCACGCAGGGTGACCGGATCAATGCGCAAGAAAGCCAGCGCTGCCTTGTCACCAAAGAGATCGGAGGCGACGGCCGCCCTTTCCGCTTCCGGCACAAACCGGTTCAGGGCTTCCTGAATGGCGACGATGCGCTGGTCGAGCGGGAGTGCCTGCAGTTCGGTGGCCGTCAGGTTCAAACGCTGCAAGGCCCCGACCGCCGAACCCGATCCGGCAGCAGCTTCCGACAACCGGGTAGTCAGCTTCTTTGTGGCCTGTTCGATCTCGCCCATTGAAACCCCGGCAAGCTCGCCAGCCCAAGTCAGCACCTGCAGGCTTTCGACCGTGGTTTTCAAAGAGGCGGCCATGTCTGCCTGCGCGCCGATGGTCTCCAGTCCCGACCGGACCATCGCCACGCCAGCCGCAGCGGCCGCAACCGTCACCGCGGCCAGTGCGATCCCGGCCTTGCGGGCGAAGCTGGCGAGCCGCATGTTGGCCAGTTCCATCTCGGTGGACAGGCGGCCAAAGCCACGCGCCCCTGCATCGCCGATGCCTTCCAACTCGGCACGCACCTGGCGGCCGCCCTCCGCCACGAGGCGGACGCTGACCCTTTTTTCAGCCATCGCGGCCTCCTTCCATCTGTTCGTTCAGCTTGCGCACCATCACCGCCTCGATCTCGGGCAGCAGTTCGGCGGCAATCAGGGCGTCGATCCCGAGGGCGCGGGCGAGGGCAAGTGCCGCGCCCATGTCCCAGCCCAGCACAGCACCGGGGATCACGCGCAGTTGGCCACCAAGGCGGCCGACCAGATCCCAAACCTGCCAGCCTTCCGGCGTTTGCGGCCGGTTCAATCTTGCGGGGCAGTCGGGGCAGGCAACTTGGCAGGCCGCGCAGTATCGGTCGCCCCCGCCGAAGGACCAGTCGGCGAGGGCGCGGACACGTTTTTTTCGGCGTCCAGCAGCAGACCGCGCGCGACATACTGCGTCTGGAAAGCCTCGAAGATTGGCCAGATTTCCAGGAGGGCGTCGATGCCTTCGGGCGTGACGGGCACAATTGTGCCCATGGCATCACCCACACCTTCCCAATCCAACACGGCGCGACGGGCCACGGCCTTGGCCATCGCGAGGGCCAGTGTTTCCTGCGTCGCTCCTTCCGGCAAAGCTTCGATGGCTGGATCTGCGCGGGCGGACACCATCAGCGCGGTGGTCAGGGGGCCGACGAGCAAGCGCAGGCCCGGGGCAAGCTCCAGCCATTGCGGCGTGGCGGTCAGGTTCAGTCGGATCATGATCAGTATCCTGCAAGGCTGTTGACGAGAACGGCGGTACACATGCGGGCGGGGCTGGTGGCTTTGGCGGCCATCCAGTCGAAAGTTGCCTGCACGCCCTGGGGCCCGGCGATCTCGATGCGCGGGCGGGGCAGGTAGACGGCGTGTGCGGTGAAAGTGAAGCTGGCGTTGGCCCCTAGGCTGTAGTTGAACTCCAGCTCGCAGGGCGTGCCGTCGATGGCTTGCGTGATGAGTGTCGTGTCCGAAAACCGCACCTCGATCCGGCCCGACAGGGCGGCCATGGCGGGATCGGCCCCATCGATCCGGCCGTCGCCGCGGATGGTTTCGATCCGGTCGAGGTTGTTGGAATAGGTGATCTCGGCCGAAACCACGTTGCCCAAAGCAGAGCCATTGCGTTTCACGGTCCCATTGAAGTGGCCGAAGCGCTGCAGGCTCAGCGCGGTGGGCGTGCCTGCGGCGGTGGCGGCAGCGATGGTTTCGCCTTGCGCGATAAGCCGGGCGGTGGCCGTCAGCAGGCCGGAGCGCTGCATCTGCCAGGTCAGCTGATCCAGCACACAGCCGGAATACATCGCAAAGCGCGGCACTTCAGGCATCGCGGTTTCGATGGCCATGCTGGGCAGGGTCCAGTTGCCCGACTGGAAGGTGTGGGTCTTCGGCGTCGTGCCCGTGGTGGTGGGCTGGCCGAAGGTCGCCTTCAGCCAGAACCCGAACGCTTCCACATCGATGGGGATCACCACCTCGCCGTCGGCGGTGACCGCATCCTTGATAGGGGCCAAGGGATCGCGGCCATAGCCCAGCAGTTCGGATTCCAGCAGTGGCTGCTCCGAGCCGAGCGTCGTCCGCGCAAAGGGCATCAATCGGAACCCGCTGACCGGTGGGGTGCCGTAAACTGTCTCATAAGCAAGCGCCATTTGCGCCCGCGCGCCTTGCGCACGTGCCATGGGGGTCTCCTCGATGTTGGGGGTGTCAGGCCAGGGGGCCGTTGGTGGTGTAGTGCAGCACGACGGTGACGATCGCCGCCTTGAGTGCAGCCGCGCCCTCGATGGGCAGATCGACGGAGGCCGGGGCTTCGGGTTCGACCCAATCGCAAAGACCGCCCAGCGTGCGGTCGATTTCCAGCGTCGTGCCGATGGCGGCGATCAGGGTGTCGAAGGCGCTGGCCCTGCCAGTGCCCGCTTGGACGACAACCTCCAATTCGGCCCGATGCTGATAGTGATAACGCAGCGGCGACAGCGTGACCTCCGGTTCGCCGGGCTGGCCATCGCGCAGGATGATCAGCCCGGCCGCCGGGATCCGTTCGGGCAGAACATCATCACGCAGCACTAGGGCGGCAACCGGCTGCAGCCGCGCGTGCAGCGCAGCGAGGACAGTTTCGCGGGTGGTGGGCATGGCTCACAATACAATTGATGCCAAAATGGTCTGGCACACGCCACTTTGACGTGTGCCCATCCGTTCTCAGCTGAAAGGCCGTGACTGGCCGAGTTTTTGGTTTGAGGATCGCCTTGGGATGGTTCGCCGAAGAGCGATCACATTTTATTCTGCGGAGATCACTTCCCACATTGCCAGCATTTCTCGGATGACACGCTTGTCCCCGTCTGACACGACGTAATCATCATAGAACTGCTGCCCATTGAAGCGAATGACGGCGCGATCCGCGTCAGCGATTTTGCGGGCAAGCGCCACGGCGGCGTCGCCTCGCATGCTGGCGAACTCCCAAATCTCGGTGTCATTGTCGCGAAACCATTGACCAACCGGTACTCGGGTCGTTTCTCCGTCAATGTTGATCGAGGCGCTTTCGACGAACAGCCAGCCACTCCGTGATGTGTAGTTGAAGAACAGCTCCATGGTCTTCAGACCCGAGCCAGATTCGATCAGATAGAGGGTCACGTAGTTTCGGATATCCTGAAAGCGCGGGGACGATGGGTGCCGCCCCCAAGAGGAACCGTCGAACTCGGCCGTCGTTCGCACCAGTCGCCCCTCGAGCGCACGGGCCGTTCTTTGCAGTTGCTCACGTTCCGCTTCGATAGCTTGTTCGTAACTTGCGGCCTTGTCGACGTAGGTCTGGTTTTCGCCGTTTACCCGCGCCAGGGCTTGATACGCGACAAAATTGCGTTCGGCTTGTGCGGCGGGAATGGGTCGAACGTATGCATTGAGTGCTGCCTCAAGCGCATCACGTTCAGGACTTGGAGGCGGCGCAAAGGTCGTGTCCGCGGCGATCTCGCGCACAATCGCTTCCACGTCTGCCCCATCTGCTTCGATCCGAGAAAGAAAATCTGCGAGCCGCGTATCGGCTGCAGGCGCGTCTGCTTGTGGTGCCGCTGCCTCCTCAGACGGAGCAGAGGTCGGGCCGACTGAATCGGATAGGCCAGCCGCCCTTTCACGAGCGGTGTCCAGACTCGCGCCTTCAATTGCATCGGCAAAAGCAAGGCACAGCTCGACCTCCCTCGACCAATCCGCGTTCTGCAAGGAACCCCATGCGATCATTGAAGCCGCAGCGTCCATATAGGCTTCGGCATCCCGCGCAAGAAACGCATCGCGGCATTCTGAACGCGCTGTGTCGAGCTCTTGCTGCGACGGATCAGCACTGGCAGGAAATGCGATGAGTGCCGTCGTGGTCAGGCCAAGGAGGAAATTGCGCATCATTTTGAGAATTCTTCCATTGTCGGTTTAGAATCAGGCTAGCGATGCGCAATTCAACCATCAAGCGAACATCGCCGAGCCAGCGTCAGACCCTGTCCGAATTTGTCACCCACCCCGCCACGATCTGCCCTGGCACGCCCGCCGCCGCTCGCTCGACGTCCCGCGCCAGATCCAGCCGCTTGCGCAACTTGACCTGCGGCACCAGCAGGAAGATCGGGACAGTTGTCAGCCCGCGTCCGGTCTCGGATTTCGATGCCACGGCCCGGCCTTTCGAGTTCAGTCGTCCCTCCGCTACGAGCAGGCTGGGCCCCCGGCGGCGGTAGATGAACCGCAGGCGCAGGCCGGTGCGCCGTTCCCATTCGCCGGGGGTGATGCGACCGCCTTTCGTGCTTTTCCCTGCGGCAGGCGTCGGGATCGCCAACCAGAACCCCTCCATGGACCGGATCAGTGGCCCGGTGTCATGCGCCCCTATGATGACCGGCGCTTTGGACCAGACCAGCGCCGCTGCGTTCAGGCTATCGCCGGATTTGGGAAAGCTGGCGAGGCGGATGGAGTTGCCCAGCCTAGTGCCGAGGCCTGCGCCAGTGATCTGACTGCGCCACGCGGATTTCAGGGAGGTGCCAGCTTCGCGCATGGCGGCGGACACCGCTTTTTCCCCGGTGGCGATTTCGGCTTGCATCAGCGCGATGAGGTCGGGGTCGAAGGCAATCTTCAGCTTCATGATGGGCGCAGGTCCAGTGACCAGATCAGGCGCTCGCGGTCGCGCACTGGCTCGCCCTGAATGGTGAAACTGTCCACGCCGATCACGATCAGATCGCCGGGGCGGGGATCGGGCAGGTCGGACACGCGGACGTCCACCATCATTGTGTCACTGACAAACCGCCCAGCGCCGAATTCGGTGATGCGGTCCGGGGCACGGCGGATGATGCGGATGGGGCGTTGCTCGGACGTTGAGGCGGAAATCCAGACAGCGGCCGCCGCCATGGACGGGTTGGCATAGATCCGATCCATGGCGGCGGCGAAGACGTTCATAGGAAGCGCCTGTCAGTTCGAGGTGTGGATGCGGATCGCGATGCGCGGCCGCTTGTTCACCGGCAGGATCGAGGCCTCGGTCATCAGATCGATCCAGCGGCCCTTTTCGTCCAGATGCTGGCGGGCGTAGAGGGGAAGGCCCATGGTGTTGGCCGCCTCCAGCAGGTTGGCCGGGCCGCCATAGGTCGTGAAGGTGTCCATCGTGCCCAAGGGGAAGGCTATGCCTTCG